TGGGAGCGCGCGTGCACAAGCGGCGTGCTGAAGGTGATCACGGTGCGACAGGCGAAGGGCGTCGCCGGGGTGTTCCTCGACCCGCCCTACGACGACGCGGTGCGCACTGGCGGTCTCTACGCTCACGATAGCGGCGCGGTCGCAGGCGACGTGCGTGCGTGGTGCAAGGCCAATGGCACCGACCCTGACTTGCGGATCGTGCTCGCGGGGTACGACACCGAGCACGTCGAGTTGGAGGCGCACGGGTGGACCGCGGTCGAGTGGTTCCGCGGGGGCTTCCTGAAGGGCGGGATGGCGCAGCAGGGGATCGCGTCTCACCAGCAAGGGCGAGAGCGACTCTGGCTGTCGCCCCACTGCCTGCGACCGGCGGTCGAGGCGCCGCGACAGCGATCGCTGTTCGGAGGGCCGTGATGGAGCTGCGTGACTACCAGATCGCGAGGAGAGACGGAGAGAGACGATGACGACTCAGCTGCACCTTTTCCCGCCGCCGTCGCGCGGCTCACTCGACGAGGCTCGACGCTGGGAGACCCGCGCGCGCCAGGCGATCGACGAACTCGTCGCCTACAGCGCGCGCACGGCTGGCGAGATGCGCGCGCCCACCGACGAGGAGATCGCCGCTCACCGAGGCCGCTGGCGCTGCGTCTCCCGTGGCGAGGACGAGCAGCCGATCGCCAGAGACATGATGACCGGCGCCGAGGCGCGTGAGTGGCGCGAGACCTTCGGCCCGATCCGCGTCCGCGCGTGGCGCTGGTGGCCCCTGACGCGCGAGGGCGCGCCCGACCTGTGGCCGGTGCCGTGATGGAGCTGCGGGACTATCAGGTGCGCGCGATCGACCTCGTGCGCGCGGAGTACCGGCGCGGGCGCCGCGCCGTGTTGCTCGTGTTGCCCACGGGCGCTGGGAAGACCGCGACGGCGAGCCAGCTCATCGCGTGGGCGGTCGCGCGCGGGCGCCGCTGTCTGTTCCTCGTCCATCGCCGCGAGATCGTGTTGGACACGCACCGGCGGCTCGTCGCTGCGGGCGTCGCCTGCGGCGTGGTCATGGCGGGCGAGGCCAGCGTCGACGCGCCCGTTCAGGTCTGCTCGGTGCAGACGCTCGTCGCGCGCGAGCAGCACCCGCCCGCGGACCTGCTCGTGTGGGACGAGGCCCACCACTGCGCCGCCGAGACGTACCGCGAGATCCGCGCGCAGTACCCGAGCGCGTGGCACCTCGGGCTCACCGCGACGCCCGAGCGCAGCGACGGCGCGCCGCTGGGCGACGCCTTCGAGGCGCTCGTGGCGCCCATCTCCGTCGCCGAGCTCGTCGAGGCCGGGCACCTCGCGCCGATCGACGTTGTGGCCCCGCCGACGCGCCTGCAGAGCGCGATCGGCGCCACGCCTGCCGACGCATGGCGGGAGCACGGCGGCGGTCGTCCAGCGGTGATCTTCACCGGCACCATCGCGGAGTCGCGCGAGTGCGTCGCTGCCATCGGCGAGCGCGCCGCGCACATCGACGGCTCGACCCCGCGCCGCGCGCGCGACGAGATCCTGCGGCGCTTCGAACGCGGCGACCTCGACGTGGTCTCGAACTGCTCGGTTCTCACCGAGGGGTGGGACTCCGCGCGCGCCGAGGTCTGCGTCCTCGCCCGCGGCTGCGGGTCGCTGCCGGTCTACCTGCAGACGATCGGGCGCGTGCGGCGCACCGGCGGCAACGCCTCGAAGCGGTGCCTACTGCTCGACCTCGCCGGCGCCGCTCACGAGCACGGGATGCCCGACGAGGACCGCGAGTGGTCGCTCACCGAGGGGCAGGCGAAGCGCCGCAGCGACCGCGAGGCGCTGTCGACGTGCCTGCACTGCGGCGCGGTCTCGCGCTACGCCGCGCGGGGCGCACGGTGCCGTCGCTGCGGGCAGCCGTGGCCCGAGGCCGAGCGCGTCGAGGTGCGGCGCCAGCAGCTCGCCGCCGTCGTGCCGTCGTCGACCCGCAGGGAGCGCGAGGTCGAGCTCGAGCGGCTGCGCCAGATCGCGCGGGCGCGTGGGTACAAAGACGGCTGGATTGGTGTGCGGTTCAAAGAGAAGTTCGGCTTCTGGCCGAGGAGGACAGCGTGAGCGAGGGACACATTCAGGACGAGATCCGCCTGGCACTCTCCGACGAGCCGGGGCTGGTGCTCTGGCGCAACAACACCGGCGTCGCCGAGCACCGCGGCGCGCGCGTGCGCTACGGCCTCGCCGTCGGCAGTGCCGACCTCGTCGGCTGCCTGCGCGGGCGCTTCATCGCGCTCGAAGTGAAAACGCCCACGGGCCGCGCGACGCAGGAGCAGCGCCAGTGGCTCGCCGTCGTGCGCCTCCACGGCGGGTTCGCCGCCGTCGTCCGCTCCGTCGACGAGGCCCGCGCCGCCATCGCCCGCGCACGCATGGGAGAGTGCGAGTGATGCGTCGTCAGAGCGAAAGGTGGTGGTCGTCGCCGGGAGTCGCCGGGCGACTCTTCGCCACGCAGGAGCAGCTTCGCGCGGAGGTCAGAAAAGTCATCGCTCGATGGCCGAACTCCACCCCGATTACCGGTGGAGATGAGCAGCTGCTGTGCGCTGTTCTCTCGCACCATCACCGGTGGCCGGAGAAGTGCGGAGTCGGCTTTCGACACCTCACTGTCGAGCTGCATCAGCTCGACGGCTACCGTCCAACGCGCGGGCTCGTCGTGCACCGTCTCGACGGCTCATCAATCGACGTGTCGTGGACAGCAGCACTTCTGCCCGACGGAGGCTCTACCGCTGCGCAAGAGGCAGCGGCAGCGGCGCGACGAGAGATCTTCGACCAGATCGAGGCTGTTCGATCAGAGCAGACGGGAAAGCCTTGCTCGATCTGCGGTCGCTCGCTCGACGGCGACTGCCACGTCGATCACGCAGCGCCCGCGACCTTCGAGGCGCTGTTCTCAGCGTGGCTGGATAACGAAGGCACGCGAGCACCCGACCTGCGACTGCAGGATCACGGAACGCACGCGACGTTCTCGGATCGCGCGCAAGCCGCTCGATGGTCGAACTATCACCGAGCCAACGCGCGACTGAGGCTAGTCCACGCCGCGGAGAACCTGTCGACGCTGCGATCCAAGCGTTGACCGTGTGATGCAGCGGTGATATAGCGGCTGCATGACAGATTCTCGCCCTCTCCTCGTGCACCTGTCGCCCGTCGACAGGCAGATCCTCGAAACCCTCGCCGCCTCTCACAGCGTTCCCATGGCCGCGATCGTGCGGATGCTCCTGCGCGGGCAGATCCGAGCGCCGCGCGTCGAGGTGGCGCGGTGACCGCTGCCGTCATCCCGCCGATCGACTGGGGCGACCTCTCGGCGGAAGAAGCGCACCGCTGGCTCGACTACGTTCGCGCGTGGCCGGTGCAGCTCGACTTCGGCGAGGTGCGCCTGCGCCTCGGCGCCAGCGAGAGCGACATGGCGATCATCCTCGCCGTCGGCCCTGAGGGCCTTGAGACGCTCGCGAAGCTCAACGCCACGCACCCGAGCGACCCGGAGATCACCGGGCCCGTCTGGGGGCGCCCCGGCTCTCGCCTCATGGTCGTGCAGCAGGGCGCGATGCCGTACTCGACCTGCGACCTCGGGCCGGGGCTGTCGCTCATCGCACACGGCACCGTGCTCCTGCCGCCGAGCGTGCAGGACGGCGTCGTGATGCGCTGGCGCCGCGGGCGAGAGCCCAGCCTGATCGAGCCGTCTGAGCTTCCGCCGTGGCTGCGCGAGGCAGCGGCCCAGATGCAGCGCGACGCGGCGCGCGCGCAGGTCGTCGGCGGCGAGTGGTTCGGTGCGCTGCTCCGCACGCCCAAGGGGCAGATCCGAAACACCTTCGCCAACGTGTGCTCGATCCTGCGAAACGCGCCGGAATTCCAGTCGCTTCGCTACAACGAGATGACCCTCACGCCAGAACTCGACGACGCGCCTGTCAGCGACGCGCGCCTCGGCGCCGTGCGCGAGCGGATCGAGCTCGAGTACCAGATCTCACCCGCGGCCGACGGGCTCAGCCAGGCGATGCTCACGGTCGCCAGCGAGCGCGCATATCACCCCGTCCGGCGGTACCTCGAGAAGCTCGTGTGGGACGGCAGGGAACGCATCGACAGCGTGGCCGAGCGCATCCTCGGCGCCGAGGGCACGAAGATCAACCGCACCATGGTCCGCGCTTGGTTCATCAGCGCCATCGCCCGAGCCATGAAGCCCGGCTGCAAGGTCGACACTTCGCTGGTGCTCGTCGGCGCGCAGGGCCTCTACAAGAGCACCTTCTTTTCGATCCTCGGTGGGCAGTGGTTTGCGGACACGGGAATCGACCTCGAATCGAAAGACGCCATGCTGCAGATCAACCACGCGTGGATCTACGAGCTCGCCGAGCTCGACCAGATCACCTCGCGCGCGCACGCTGGACGCATCAAGAGCTTCCTCACCTCGCAGGTCGACAAGTACCGCGCGCCCTACGCTCGCGCGGTGTCGTCGGTGCCCAGGCACAACGTCGTCGTCGGCAGCACCAACGAGACGCAGTTCCTCGCCGACCCGACCGGCGCGCGACGGTTCTGGTGCGTGCGCGTGCCGCGCCCCGTCGACCGCGACGCGCTCACCGCCGAGCGCGACCAGCTCTGGGCCGAAGCCCTCGCCGCCTACCGCTCTGGCGAGGCGTGGTGGCTCTCCACCGAGGCCGAGGTAGCTCAGCGCGAGGCGAGCGAGACACACGCCCTCCACGACCCGTGGGAGCCCCGCATCGCTGAGTGGGCCGAGGGTGCCGAGGGCCCCATCACATCGACGCGCATCCTCACCAGCGCGCTGTCGATCGAGATCGGTCGCGTGACGCAGAAAGACAGCCAGCGCGTCGGCGCGATCATGCGGCGCCTCGGCTGGCGGTCGACCCCGCGATGGGTCGGCGGGCACACCCACCGCGTCTGGGAGCGGTGACCTTACGGGAATGCTGTAAGGCCTTACAGGGTGCCTGTAAGGACGAAACCCCTTCCAGCAAGGCGTTTCGCGCTACCCTTACACCCTTACAGCATATTCCGTATGTATGTGAGAGAGAGTATATAGGTAGTGCGTAGGTACTTTAGGGAAATGGCTGTTAGGGCGTAAGGGCCGTAAGGGTGTAAGGGGTTGACCGGCGCCGCGCCCTGCGGCATGGTTCGCGTCGGTCGTCCGTCTCTCCCACGCCGACCAGCACGCCGTCGCCCGCGGGTCGCTTGCCGCGGGCGTCGTCGTATTTGACGGGCGTGGCGTGGCGCGCGACACTGCAGACGTGGCGAAACGCTCCCCGCAGCCCAGCGCACTCGACACCGCAGAGCTCGACGAGGCACGGCAGACGCTCCGTCGAGGCGAGGCCGTCCGACTCGTCGTCGGGCAGCGCGTCGTCCTCTGCTCCTCCCTCGCCGAGGTCCGAGCCGCCCAGCTCGGACGCATCCCCCACGACGCTGTGAGGCTCGATGGCGCGGCGCGCCGCTGAACCTGTTGCACCCCTAACGCGCGCGCGAGAGGTGATGCTCTCACGACTTCGCGCAGGCTCCACGTTCCGCGATGCGTGCGCGCTCGCGGGCATCAACTGGTCCGTGTGGAAGCGATGGCGCAAGGCTGTCGAGGTTGAAGGCAAGCACCTCGACAACCCGGACGCTGAAGCACTCGTCATTGCCGCACGCGAGGCGCACAGCGCAGCGACAGCCGACCTGATGATGCACATCACCGCGGCAGCGCCCGAGGACTGGAAGGCTGCCGCCTGGGCGGTGGAGTACCGACAGTCGAGCGCGCTGCGTGCCTCGCAGCAGCGACGCGCGTACCACGAAGCGCGCATCTCGAAGGCCGAGGCCGACAAGGCGGCCGCGGGGCAGCAGACGCCGACCGTCGTGATTGAGTTGCCCGCGTCGCTGGTGCGCCCGCGCGAGGCGACGTGATCGCCGCGCAGCCGCTCGACCGCGTGGTGGTCACCTACGCCCCGCACGACCGGCAGCAGGCCATCCACGACGCGCCTGAGGCCGAGGTGTGGGCAGCCTGCGGCTACGGTACCGGCAAGACAACGCTCGCTGTGTGGGAGGCGTTCAGCCTCGCGACGCAGACGCACCCCGGCTTCGCCGGCATCGTCGCCGCGCCGACGTTCCCGCTGCTATTCCAGTCGTGGTTCACCGAGTGGGAGCGGAACATCCCGCGCGCCTGCTGGCGGTTCAGCCGCGACCCTCTGTTCGGCGCGTACCTCGCGATCCCGACGCCCGCTGGCGAGTCGCGGATCTGGCTGCGCTCGACCGTCGCGACCGAGAGCCTCGAGGGGATGAACGCGGCGTGGCTGGTTTTCGACGAGGCGACGCGCGAGCGGTCGCACGACCCCATCCGCGTGCTCGCGGCGCGTCTGCGTCGAGGCCATCCGGGGCGCCAGCGTCGGCAGCTCGTGATCGGCCCGCCGCAGACGCGGGGCCATTGGACGGCGATCGACTACGGCACCGGGCCCGGCGAGGGACGCACCGGCGACGCGCTGTCGTGGACCGACGGCAGGCGCCGCGTCGTGCGCGCGCGCACCCGCGACAACCCACACCTGCCAGCGGACTTCGAGGCGTCGCTCCGCTCGCGCCCCGGCGCCACGAAGGCGTGGTGCCGCCAGTGGCTCGATGCGGAGTTCGGCAGCGTCGAGGGGCAGGTCTACGAGAGCTTCTCGCGCGACGTGCACGTACGCCGCGCGGGCGACCTCGCGGGGCGCAGTTGGGCTGACGTGGTCGTCGCTGTCGACTGGGGCTGGACGCACCCCGGCGTCGCGCTGGTGCTCGCCACCGACGGAGCGGATCTCTACCTCCTCCACGAAGAGGTGCACCGCGGGAAGGTCGTCGCCGCAACCGCCGACGGGTGGCTCCCGATCATCGCGGACCTGTGCAGGCGCTACCGCGCGACGCGGGTGTTCTGCGACCCGTCGCAGCCGGGACACATCGAGAGCGTCGGCCGCTACCTGCGCGGCGCCGCGCGCACGTACGAAGCGCGCAACGACGTGGGCGAGGGCCTGCGGCGAGTCAGCGCCCTGCTCGAGTGGACCGTCGAGCGCGTGCAGAGCGGCCCTGTGCTCGGGCGCAGCGCGCTGTGGATCTCGGACGCCTGCGCGCATACGATCGGCGAGTTCGAGAGCTACTCGCGGCGGCGCGGCCGCGACGGCGCCTTCACCGAGGACGTCGACAAGATCAACGACGACGCGATGGACGCGCTGAGATACGGCGTGATGGAGCTGCACCGTGGATGACCGACACACGTTCGATGAGGCCCGTGGCTGGCACGCGTTCCTGAGCGACGCCTACCGCGGCGGATGGCACTGGGAGCACCCGAGCTCACCGACGCTGGGCACCGCGCGCCTCTACGGCTACGAGCTGCGCCGCACCGAGAGCGGTCGAGAGGTCGCCGTCGAGGTGCCACGCGGCACCGAGCGGACGTACCTCGTCCCGTGGCAGGGCGAGCAGCCCGCCGACTTCCGACGCCGTCGGCACCTCGCGTTCTACGCCAACCTCGCCGAGCCCGTGGTCGACGCCTACGCCGACGCGGTTGCGCCTGGCGTGTCGCGCGACCTCAGCGACCTCGGCCCCTACGTGCAAGATCTCGACGGCGAGGGATGCCGGTGGCCCGAGCACGTCAGCAACGTCGCGAGGCAGATCGCCGTGCACGGCGCCTGCGCCGTCGTGATCGAGCCGCCGCGCCGCAACGCCGCGACGACCCGCGAAGAGGAGATCGCTGCGAAGGTCAGCGTGCGCGCTCGCGTCATCCCGCCGACCGCGTGGGCGTGGGCGCGCTACGACGACGACGGGCTGAGCGAGTTCGCGTACGCCGACGACGCCGTCGTGGACGAGACGCGACAGACGCAGATCGTCACCATCTGGCGCTACACCCGCGAGGGCTGGGAGCGTCACGTCGCCAGTCTCGGCACGTCGCAGGGCGTCGGCGAGGCTGTGCTCGGCCAGCCGGTGTCCAGCGGTCCCAACGCCGTCCCCGGCAAGGTTCCGGTCGTGTTCGCGGCGCACCGTCGCGACCCGCTCTCGCGCGTGCCCTCGGGCCGCTCGCTCGCGGCGACACCGGCTGCGATCGGGCGACAGGTCTACCAGTTGCTGTCGCAGGTCGAGGACACGCAGCGCCGCGCGCCGCCGTTCCTGTCGGTGCCGACGACGGCGCGGGGTGGCATCGAGCCCGAGGTCGACCTGCGCGTCGGCCCCGGCACCGCGCTCCCTGCGCCCGAGGGCGCGGGCTCGCCGCAGTGGGTGACGTTCCCGCCAGACAGCCTCACCGACCTGCGCACGCACTGCCTGTTCCTGATCGCGCTCGCCTACCGGACCGCGGGCCTCGAGGTGCAGGCCGACCAGAGCGCGCAGACGCAGAGCGGCGAGGCGCTGCGGGTGCGGTCGCGGGACTTCGAGGCGCGCGCTCGGCAGTTCGCGCAGGACCTCGAGGCGTACGAGCGCAAGGCGCTGTCGCTGGTGGCCGACCTGCTCGGCGTCGACCTCGACCGCGTCACCGTGACGCTCACCTACCCCAAGCGTTTCGTGGCCGACGATCCCGCCGAGGCGCTTGCGAAGGCGACGCTGCTGCTGACGCAGGTCGGCGACCGCATCGGCGCGACGGGCACGGTGCTCGCGATCCGGCAGGCGATCAGTGCCGCGCTCGCGCTGGACGACGAGACGCTTGCGAAGGTCGTCGCGCAGATCGAGACGGAGTACGCAGAGTCCGAGCAGGAGCGCGAGGGCAGGCCCTCGCAGCCGCCGCCGCCGCCAGCCGAGGAGTGATCCATGGCCGTCGTCCCGATCAGAGGTCTCACTCGTCTCCGCGAGATCGACAAGGCCGCGGCGCTCGCCATGGCCGCGATCGGGCGCGTCCCTGGCGCAGCCATCGTCCTCCCCAACGATGCGTTGCAGAAACTCCGTTGGCTCGAGCGCGGAGGCAGAGACTTCCGCGAGGTGACCAACGTCATGAAGGCCGAGGTCAACGATGCCTTCGTGGACGCCCTCCGCAAGGTCGCGGCTGGCAAGGCGCCGGTCAGCGCGCCGTGGAAGGCCGCAGCCGAGGCTTACCGCGACCGCCTCGCGACGCGCCTCGCGACGAGCGGTGGCGACGTGCGGAGCCGCCTGCGCAAGCTCAAGCCATCGACCATCCGCCGCAAGGGCCACAGCCGCATCGGCGTCGACAGCGGCCTGCTGCTCAAGCAGGTATCGACAGCCGCCACCAGAGTCACCCGAGAGAACGCATGACCCCAACATGGCTACGCACCCATGACGACGCGCTCGACCTCCTGCGCTACGCCGTGCCCGGCGCGGTGATCGAGCTCGCTCCAACCCGCGGCGGGGGCGACGGCGCCCGCGCCTACCAGATCACCCTCGTCGGCGCGCGCGTGCGCGTCACCGGCGGCGACACCTACCACTTGCCCTGCCTCGCTGCGCCCATCGCGCGGCGCGCGCGGGAGATCGCAGACGGCCTGCGGGATGCGGCGCGACAGTGATTGCGCTTGACACCGACGCCGTGCGAGAATCGACGCACATGGACAACGTCCAGCCCAACCCAGCTCCCGTCGTCGCAGCTCCCGTCGTGGCGCCGCCTGCGCCCGCTCCGGTCGTCGTGGCCCCGCCGCCGCCCGCGCCCGTCGTGGTCGAGCCGCCGAAGCCCGTCGAGCCGCCGAAGCCTGCCGCCACGCCGCCGGCGCACGACGGCCACGACGTGATGCGCCGCGCGCTGGTGCGGTCTGAGGTCGTGCGCGTCGCTGAGCGCGTCGGCGCGATCGACGCTGACACCGTGCTCGCGCTGGTCGCTGACCAGTTCACCGTCGCGGACGACGGGCGCGTCGTGGTGTCGCGCGACCCGCGACTGTCGATCGAAGACCACCTGCGCGGCTACCTCGCATCCAAGCCCTTCCTCCTGCGCCCGCTGGCGCCCGCCGGTGGCTCCCCCGCCGCCGCGGTCGTGCAGCCTCCGCAGGCGCCTGCGCCGCCCGACCTGACCTCGGCCTCGGGGCTCACTGAGCTCGCGCGGAAGACCGCCGTCGCGCTGGGGCTGCGTCGAGGAGTCTGACCCGTGCCGGTGCCCGCCCGCTACCAGCACATCGACTTCACACCGCCGAGCGGTGTGCGGGATGCGCTGCGCCGCGGGCTCGCGCTGCATGAGCAGGGCTACTCTGGCGACGGCCTGCAGCCCGATACGGTCGCGTGGGCGACGCGCATGGCCGGCGGCGAGGACGTGACCTTCGAGAAGGCCGCGAAGATGGCCGCGTGGTTCGCTCGCCACGACAACGAGATCGAGCGACGCGCGCGCGAGCGCGACAAGACCTCGCCCGCCTACGTAGCGTGGCTGCTCTGGGGTGGCGACCCCGGCATGGCGTGGGCTGGAAAGCTCAAGCGCCAGATGGACGCAGCGGACTCAGACGAACTCACCGCCCGCGCGCGCGCGGGTAGGAGCTAACGGCCCGACCCGGCGATCACGCCGCGCGCTCGGGCCTTCGCGTGATAGGCACGCATCATGTCCCAGACCAACGCCCTGCTCGCGGGCATCGGCATTCGCGAGAACGTCTCCCCCGGCATCCCGATCGACCTCGTTTCGCGGCCGACCGATTTCTACAACTTCCTCCTGCAGGGCGGCCTTGTGCGTCCCTCGAACGGCGCGCAGCCCTTCGAGTGGAACGTGCAGTACAGCTCGACGGACAACGCCGAGATCTTCGTCGAGAACCAGGCGATCGGCTCGACCAACCGCCGCAACCTCGCGCGCGCCTCGCTCGCCCCGTTCTACCTCCGCGCGGTGGCCTCGGTGACCGGCCACATCCTCGATCAGGTCGCCCGCGGCGGCACCTTCGAGGACCTGCTGCAGGCCGAGATCGGCAACGCCACGAAGGACCTCTACTCGCTTCTCGAGAGCACGCTGCTCGGGTCCACGCAGGACCGCGGCATCGCGTCGATCGTCGACAGCGGCGACACCTACGCGGGCCTCGCTCCCGGCTCCTACTCGACGTGGGCGTCCTACGAGACGGGCATCGGCGGCGCGCTCTCCGCTGCCGTGATGCACGACACCTACGAGGCGCTCACCACGACGCCCTACAACGCCACGCCGTCGGCCATCCTCTGCGCCGCCAACCAGATCACCAACTACGTGAGCATCATGGGCGCGTCGTCGTCCTATTCGCGGATGAACCTCCCGGTGCAGGGACCGGTTGACCTCGGCCTGCTCCGCAGCGCCCCCACCTACAACGGCATCCCGCTGATCAACATCCGGCGCATGACCACGACCGAGATGTACTGGCTCGACCTGTCGAGCGGCGTCGAGCTCGTCATGCACCGCGACCTCAAGGTCGAGCCCCTCGCGAAGGTCAACGACAACCAGGAGGTCGTCGCCTCGATGGCCTGCGCGCTCAAGGTCGCCAACCGTCGCAAGCACGGCAAGCTCACCGGCATCACGGCCTGATAGGAGACCACGACCATGGGTGCATTCACTTCCGTCACGCAGATCAGCAACGAGCTCCACACGCACGGTCGCCGCGCCGTCGTCACCGCAGTCGGCCCCGCGTCCTACGACGCTGGCGGCTCGGTGATCGACCTCTCGGCTCTCACGGGCGGCGGGTTCAACAAGGTTCACGGCGTCACGCTCATCGGGCAGGGCACCGCCGCGAACGATCGCTACCAGCCGACGTTCATTCACGCAGCCGCCTACGCCGCCGCGACCGGCAAGCTCAAGGTCCGCGACATCAACGCGACCGACAGCGCCGCCGAGGCCAGCGGCGACCTCTCTGCCGTGACCTTCGTCCTCGAAGTGATCGGCGTCTAGCCCACAGGAGTCCAACAATCGTGATCGTTCTCCCCCTCGCCTTCGACCGCTGGGCCACCGTCGAACACCTCGGCGACCAGCAGCGCCGCGCCTACATCGCCGACGAGCTGCGTCGGCTGGACCGCGATGGCGCCCCGCTGCTCACCGTGGCGCTTTCGCAGACCGACGACGCCGTGCGGCACATCGCTGTGACTGCGCTGCGCGACAACGCCGACGGCGAGGGGAGGACGATCTACGACCACGGGCGCCAGTGGGTGCTGGCGCTCGTCGAGGGCGAGGCGCCGCCAGACCGCGACGCGCAGGGTCGGCAGTTGCCGCCTGAGCTGCGCGGCAAGGTGCTCCGCACGAAGGTCGCCAACCTCGGCGGCAACGTCCCGGCGACCGCGGACAAGCACGAACTTGGTCGATGGAACGCCGAGGCGCGTCAGTCGCGCGAGCGGTCGCGCGGCGACCTCTACCGCTACGTCGACATCACCCGCAGCCCCTCGCCGTTCGCCTTCGAGGACGCGGTCAAGGTTCTCTCGATGTGGGGCGTCGGCGTGAGCGCGAAGCAGTACCGGCGCGCCTCAACGCCCGACCGCCGTGGCGTCGACGAGGAAGCTCACGGCCAGTGCCTCTGGCTCGTCGCCGAGCACCCGCCGAAGCCCGCGGCGCCCGCGCCCACCTCGAAGAAGGCGGCCTGACGTGCGCTGGGTGCAGTACCAGGGGAGCGGCACGATCGCGTTCGACCTGTCGTCGCGTCCGTCGGGTGCTGGCACCGCGACCGTGCGCACGCTCGCAGGCGCCGCGCTCACCACGCCGACGCCGACGCTCGACAGCGTCAACACGACGCTCAGCTCGGCCGCTGCGGCAGGCGCCTCGTCGGTGTCGGTCGCCAGCGCGACGGGCATCGTCGTCGGGCGCCGCTACCTCATCGGCGGCGCCGAGGCCACCGGCGGAGAGTCGGTGCTCGTCTCGTCGATCAGCGGCACCACCATCTCGCTCGCTCGCCCGCTCGCCCGCGCGAAGGCCAGCGGGGCGACGTTTCAAAGCGCCCGCATCTCGGTCGCCATCTCGTCGGCGTGCACCGTCGAGATCGCGCGTCAGTACCGCGTTGAGTGGTCCGACCCCGACACCGGCGAGGTGATCGCGATCCCGTTCGACGTGACGCGCTACGCGCCGCGCTCGCACCTCACAGAGTCGCTGCTGCTCGACCTCGATGCGGCGCTCCGCAAGCGCCTGCCGTCGGGCGCGTGGGTGCCCGCGCTGATCGAGCGCGCGTGGGAGATGCTGCTCGACGACCTCGGGACCAAGGAGCGCCACCCCGGCGGCTACGCTGGCGTGATCGAGCTCACGACCGCCCACGCCTACCGCGTGCGCGCGCTGGTCGCTGAGACCGACACGACCGCCGAGGGCGTGCTCTACCGCGACGACATGAGGGAGCGGTTTCGACAAGAGCTCGACCTCGCGCTCGCGAGCGTCGCCTACGACACCAACCAAGACGGCAACGCCGAGGTGGGCAAGGCCCTCTGGCGCGGCGTGCCGCTGCTCAGGTCGTAGTCGTGGGCTACTTCGCCGCTCACCGCACGCTGGCGCTGTCGCTGCTCACCACCGCTGCCGGTGAAGCCGGCTACACCATCACCTCGGGGCACTTCCGACTGCCGTCGGGCCCGCTTGAGACGTGCGAGCCCGACGCCGTCGAGCGCGCGGTCGAGGTGCAGATCCTGTCGTCGGCGCCGCTCGGCGGCTACCAGAACCACCTCGACGGTCGCGACCTGCGCGTGAGCCCTCTCGTCGTCCGCGTCGGCTACCGCTACGAGCCCGAGGGGTCACTTGACGCAGGCGTCGACGCCGCGCGCCTGGGCGGTGCCGACCGCGGGTCCATCGAAGACCGCGCGAGCGAGGACGCCGCGATGATCCTCGGCTCGGTGTCGTGGCAACCGTCGTGGGCGGGGCTCGACCCGCACGTCATTGACGTTGCGCCCGCCGAGGACGGATGGTCTGTGGAGTACCTCGAGGACCGCGCCGTGCTGTCGGTCCCGTTCAGCATGACCACGAGGGCCACCTTCCCCGGAGCGTACGGCCCCGTCACCCTGTGAGATCACCGTGAGCACCACCCCGATCGATCATGTCGCGTTCGAGCATCTCGGCGCCGTCTACTTCACCGAGGAGAGCACCTTCGGCACCACCGGCGCGCAGTTGCGCCGCGCGGCGCCTGTCGGCGACTCCGTCGAGACCACCGCGACGCAGGTGCTCGTCGACGCGATGAAGCTGTCCCCGGTGCCCTACGACGCCGTGACGCCCATGGCTGGCGACAAGGGCGGCACCGTCAATTTCTCCTACTACCTGCAGCCCCCGGCCACGCTGCTCGACGAGACGGGCACGCTGCCGACGGATGTGACGATGCCGGGGCGCATCCCGCTGCGCGTCGTGTTCGGCGGCGAGTCGATCCCCGACGTGGGCACGCAGGCCGCGACGCCGACGAGCTCGACCGCGTTCACGGTCGACAGCGGCGACGGCGCGGACTTCCCTGCGGGACAGATCATCGCCGTCGCGAACGCCACCAACGGCCTTGAGGTCGCGCAGGTGCGGTCACGCTCGACGGACGATCTCACCGTCTATCCGGCGCTCACCAACACCCCGGCGAGCAACGCCGACGTGGTGCAGATGGTCTGCTACTACCCGACGCGCACCAACAGCCGCTCGATGTCGGTGTCGGCGTCGTCGCGCGACACGTCGAGGCAGTACACCTTCAACGGGCTCAACGGGTCATGCGCGCTGCGCTTCGAGCGCAACGCCCTCGCCCTCGCGCAGTTCACGCTCAACGCCGCGACCTTCACTGGCCCCTCGTCGCAGGGCCTTTCGGTCGCGCGGTCGGAAGACCCCGCGGGCTCGCCGCTCGCGGTGCGCAACGCGATCGTGTGGCTCCAGCCCGTCGCGACGACGACGCGCGTCGACACCGCGGTGGACACCGTGGCGATGGAGCTCAACTTCGGCAACATCCACCTGACCAGCCTCACCGGCACGCTCGAAGGCAAGCGCGCGGTGGCGCGTGGCGAGGGGCTGGTGCAGGCGTTCGCGAAGATCACGTTGGAGATGCCCGACAACGCCGACGTTTTCTCGTGGTTCGACGCGGGCACCGAGCTGCACTTCTCGCTCATCGTCCGCGCCGGCGCCGCGGCGTCGCGACGCCACGTCGTCGTGATGGCCCCGCAGTGCGTGATCGAGTCGATCCCCGAGCGGTTCAAGGGCGAGGGCAACCTCACCAAGCTCCGCGTCGTGCTGCGCACCAAGATCAACGAGCAGTGCAGCGGCACGCTCGACAACGAAGAGCTCGCGCAGGCGCCGTTCGTCCTCGCGCTGGGCTGACAGGAGAGCATGGACCCGACGAGCAAGACCCTCCGCGTGGTGCGTCTCAACCCGAGCGACCCTGACCCTGCGCTCGACGTGGCGGTGATGAGTCGTCCGGTCGACGGCGACTCTCTCAGCCGCGCCGCGCGCTACCTCGTCACGCGCGACGAGTCGCTGCTGGTGTTCCGCGAGGCGATGGCGCCTACGTGGTTCCACCTGCGGCGGCTGTCCGCGGCGTGGATGGTCGACGTTCTCGACGGGCTGTTCTCGGCGCCGGCGCAGCGGATGCTCGCGTTTCGCGCGGCCTGCCACGCGGTCGAGGGAGACGAGATGCTCACGGTCGCGCAGCCTGGCTCGAAGGGCGCGCGTTTCGTCGCGACTGAGGCGCATCACGGCGTCGGCCTCGCTCCCGAAGAGTGGGTGCAGGAGATCGCCGACCGCTTCGGGCTGGAGACCGTGCAGGAGATGGGTCGCGTCGCGATCGACCTGTCGCGTCTGCCGAAGGCGGCGCGCGGCCCTTTCGGCTACTGGGCTGGGTCGGTAGCGTCGCCCTGAGTGAGGCGCTCGGCGACGCGGCCTGTGGCTGCGACCTAGCCGAGCGCGCTGCGTCCGAGACAGACCCGCGCGGCGCCGCGGTGCTCGCCAGCGACGCCGCAGCGTGCCGCGCGGAGTGGCGCTGCCCGCTCGCCGGTGGGCGCATCGATCCGAGCGCGCTGCCCGAGACGCACCGCGCAGCGATCGATCGGGCGTCGAGGCTCTGCCACGCCGAGGCAGGTGAGATCCGCACCTGTCCGGGGTACTATCCCCGCCGTCCGGAGGCCCACCGCACGGTGACGCACCTCCGGTGGCTCCGCGCGGGCGCGCTGCACCTCAGGTGCCCGCACCCCACCGGGGCCGAGGTCGAGGCTCTCGACCTCGTACAGGACTCTCTGGCCTCCCGCGAGCGGGACGAGTTAGAGCGAGCGAAGCGCAAGGGCAACGACCGTGGCTGACGACGCACTCGACGAGCTCTCCAAAGAAGCGCGCGCAGTCGCCAACTCGCTCAGGCAGATGGGCGACGCGGCGAAGAACGCTCAGGCGCCGCTGGCTGGCGTCGGCGAGAGCGCCGAGGACGCCTCGCGGTCGACGCAGGTGCTGACGCACGCTCTCGGCGAACTCGCGGCGGATGGGCTCAACAACGCCATCGATGCTGCGCTCCGGTTCGGTCCTGCGCTGGTCGAGGCTGCCGCTGGGTCGGAGCGCCACCAGATGGCGCTGCAGCAGCTCGGCGAGGCGTACGGGGTGGTGCAGCAGGCCACCAACGGAGTCGTGTCCGCTGAGCAGGCCGCAGCCGTGCAGCAGCGCGCCCTGCAGTCGGGTCTCAGGCTGTCGGCGCAGGAACTCGCAGCGGTCACGGCGCGCGCCAGGGACTTCGCGCGATCGACCGGCACCGACCTCAACCAAGCGCTCGAGCAGCTCACCGATCAGCTCATCAACCCCGGCGAAGAGCTCTCGAAATTTGGCATCCGGCTACAGCAGGGGATGGAGGCTGGCGACCAACTTCGCGAGACTCTGCGGCAGCTCACCGAGCAGGCTGGACAGACCGGAGTCGCGCAGGCGTCGCTGTCGGAATCGATGGAGATGGCGACGCGCGCGCAGCGCGAGGCCACTGACGCGCTCGCAGGATTCATCGCGCAGCGGCTCGAGCTCGCGGATTTCTTCACGCAGTTCTCGGGCTGGCTCACGCAGGCGACGACGGATGCCAACGGCTTCAACAGCATGATCGAGGCTGCGGTCGGCACGCTGACCGAGATGATCGGTCTCCGATCGACGGCCATGGCGCCGCAGGCACAGAGCGCCTCTGGGCAGTTCACCACCGAGGCTGGCGCGATCGCGTCTCGACTTCGCGCGCGAGGGTTCAACCTCGGTGGCGTGGAGCTCGGGCGTCTCGGAGTGCAAGGCACGCCAGAGCAGCGCGCTCGCATCCTCGAGGCTCTGCAGCGGGCAGAGCGTGGCGCGCTCGAAGGCGGCGCGCAGGAGACGCTTGGCTTCGCCGGTGGTCGCGGCGTGACGCGACAGCAGGCCCTCCAACAGCAACTGCGCGGGCTGACGGCAGAGATCGAGCAGACCTTCGCGGAGCAGGAGCGGATCAGGATCGAGGCCGAGCGGGCGACCGAGAGAGCACGGCGCGCCGAGATCAACCGTCGCAACCGTCGCGGCGGCGGCGGTGGCGGTGGCGCCGCCAGAGCGGCTGCTGTCGAGATGCCCACGGTGTTCTCCCCGGAGGTAGAGGCGCTATTCGTCGAGGCCGAGCGGGCAGGGCGTCAGCGACCGCTTGAGGAGCTAATGGCGCAGGCCGACCAGCAGGCGGCGGCACAGCGACGCGCCGTCGAGGAGTTCCGCGCGCAGTCTCGCGAGGCGATCGGCGCTCGCGCGGGAGGACTCGACCTGACAGCCCGAGGGCAGGCTGCGGAGCGTGCGCTCATCGAGGCCCGCGGCGGCACCGTCGGGCGCGCGACGCTCACGACGCAGCTCCGCGAGCGGCAGCAGGCGTTGCAGGGACTCCTCGAAGAGAATCGGCAGATGACCGACGCGCAGACGGCGGCGGGCGCCTCGGCGCGCGAGCTGAACGACCTGCTCACGCAGCGCATCGGCATCCAGACCTCGCTCGCGGAGACCACCCGCGCGCTCACCGAAGAGCAGTACCGGTTCACCGAGAGTCAGCAGTTCGTCCTCGACAAGGCGACCGAGGTCGCTGGCGTGCTCGGCGGCACGCTGGTCGACGCGGCCTTCGCGGCGCAGGACGCGCAGGCCAACGCGAGCGCGACCTTCGCACAGGTGGTCGAGGATCAGACGCGCGCCTTCCTCCGCTCTCTCGCACGGCAGTCGGTCGTGTCGGCGCTGCAAGAGACCGCCAAGGGCGTTGGCGCGCTCGCCATGGGCAACGTCCCCGGCGCCGTCGGGCACTTCAAGTCCGCGGGCCTCCACGCCGCTACAGCGGCCGCTGCGGGCATCGGAGCGGCTGCCATGGGGCCACAGACCTCCGCGACGCCTGCGGCCGCTGGCGGAGCTGCTGGCGCGGGCACGACGACCGCGGCTCGGGCAGACGACCGGCAGACCGGCGGTGGCGGCGGGCCTCTGACGCTGGTGGTCAACGTCAGCGGCGCCGCGTTCACGGACGCAGGGGTGCAGCAGGCTGTAGGCTCGGCGCTGCGCGAGGCGATCGGCACTGGCGCGATCCGGCGAGAGCACCTCGTCGGTCTGCTCGGAGGATGACCCATGGCTGAGTCGCTCGGATACCTGCTCGCGCAGAGCTTCCGTCTCACGTCGACGCAGACGATCAAAACCACCGACGACCGCGGTGGCCCGACCAACCGCACCGTGGCTGCGGGCTGGTATCGCACGCGCCTCGCCAACGGCGCAGGCACCGCGCACAACGACCCCGCGGAGTTCCTCGCGGCCGTCACGGCGGCGCTCGGGTCGCTCTACTGGCTGCTCACCATCGCGCCTGCGACCGGCAAGGTTCAGTTCACCTACCTCGGCGCGACCTCTGGCTCGATCGACCTGTCATCCTCGACGACGCTGCGGGCGCTGCTCGGGATGACAGGCAACGTCCCGTCGACCGCGACCGGCACGACGTACACCGCGCCCTACCAGCCGACTCACTGTGTGTTCGCCGCCTTCGTGGACCCCGACTCGGGCTGGGTTGACCAGCCGCAGCGGTACGCAGCGTCGTCGATGCCCGACGGCACCGTCTACGGCTGGCACGACGGCCGCGCGACGCTGCGTCGGCAGGGCGCGTTCAAGCTGTTGCCGAAGGACGCTGGCTTCGTCACGTCGCTCAACTCGACCTCGACGCAGGCCTACCCGGTCTCGTCGCGGTGGCTCTCGCCGTCGACCGGCGAGCCAGCGCAGGCGCCGCCGTGGTCCGCGCTCGACACCGTCGTCACCGCGCACACGCTGGAGTGCGGCATCACATGGGGCGACCTGCAGGGCGTTCTCAGCGGCAGCGTGACAGCCTATGACAAGGTGTACCTCACGCCCGAGATGGCGTCGGCTGCGCGGGTGGCGCTGTCGATCCCCGGCTACGACGCGCGGCGAGATGTGTCGTTCGAGCTCTCCTACGCCGGGGCTGGATCACTGTGAGCGGCTGGGCACTGACCATCACGGGCGTTCCGTACGCGTTCACGACGCACGACATGGGCACGCTGACGAGCTCGTCGCCGCTCTGGTGGGCGGGCGAGACCGGCGTGGCCTACGCCAACGGGTGGCTGTCGCCGCCGCGCGGCACGATCAGCGAACGCGCGAAGCCCCTCGAGGGTGAGCTCGAGGTGTCGCCGCTGTCGTTCGAGCTGCACGACGCCTCGACGACGGCAGGCGGCTCGCCGCTCCTGACCAGCCTCGCGGGGCGAGACGCGGCGCTGCTCACCTCGACGCCGCTGGCCTCGACGATCACCGCGAGCGCGACCTCGATCACCGTCGGCAACGGGGCGATTTTCACAGCGCCGTGCTTCGCCTGGCTCAACACGGAATGCGTGCGGGTCACCGCGGTCGCTGGCAACGTCCTCACGGTCACGCGAGGGCGCCTCGGGACGAAGGCCATCGCGCATACGGTCGACGCCGCGACGGGGTACTTCCCGGAGCTCTACGCCAGCGTGCCGTGGACGACGCGGCGCAAGGTCAACCTCTGGCGCGTCGACGGCACCACCGCGACGCTCTACTGGTCGGGCTACGCGGTGCGGGCGCCTGCGCTCGCCGCGGAGGGCGCGCGCTACACCATGGCCTGCGACCCGCTGTGGCAGGTGCAGGCGGGCAACGGCGTGGGCGGCAACACCGGCTCAACGCGCCTCGCGGGCTACAACAGCGGGAACATCAACGAGGGCAGCGGCTTCGTGCTGCTCACCACGCGCACGACGCTCGGTGGAGGCACCGACCCTGCGACTGGCACGCGCGTCAATGCGATCACTCGCGGGTCATTCCGAACACTCGACCAGCTCTTCCGACAGCACCAAGACCTCGCTTCGTCGCTCACTAACACCGCTGGTCAGCGCGTCGTCTATCAGTTCTCACGAGGCGTCAACTCGCTCAGCATCAACGCCGACTCGACGCTCCCATTCCGAACCGAAGCCGCGTGGTCAGACGCGGCGAGCGTCTCTGAGTACGCTCGCGCCAACGGCACGCGCCACGCGGTTACGCTGCGTCTGGCTGACGTGCCGCAAAACGGCATGACTCTGGTGTCGAGCACGACTGGCTCAGGCTCTTTTCTGCTGTCGTCGCTCGCATCGCTGCCGACGACGTGGACCGAGACGACGACGACCGAAGCGTCGCTGACGACCGCCGAGCAGCCAGCGCTTCGGCTTCATCTGGACGATTCGTGGTCAGTGCTGCTGACGCAAGTCACAACCGCTGAGACGGCAGCATTGGGTCCGCACATCTCGGGCTCGCGGTTCGTCTGGGCGCCGCGCAAGGCCGGCGCTCAGGTGCCGCAGCCGCGCACCGGGACCGTGCCGCACACATGGGTGCTGCTCGGCTCGCCGGTGCTCAAGGTCTGCTACCGGGTGCGGACGGACCACTGGCTGCTCGGGCTGAAGAACAGCGTGATCGGCCTCTGCGAGGACGCGCGCGCCGAGGACTGGGACTGGTCGAGCGTCTACGCATCCGGCGCCTCGGGACCGGCTCTGCGAGCGACGGTGGGCCTGCGCACGGCGCGCGAGTGGCTGTTCGACGGCGACCGCACGCTCGGGTCCGTCGTGACGGAGTGCAGCCTGCTGCACGGGTGCACGCCTGTCATGCGCTCGGGGCGTCTCGCGATCCACGCCTGGGCGTGGCCTGCGGCTGGTGCACAGGCGACGGTGACCCTGACAGCCACCGACCTGATCGGCCTGCCGACGTGGTCCCGCTGGGCCGACGGCATCGTCAACAGGCTCAAGATCAAGGGCGAGGCGCTCAACGTGGAGGCGACGTTGCAGCAGAGTCGCGCGCGCTACGGGCCGGGGCGCACGATCACTGTGGAGCTCGCCGGGATCGAAGACCAGAGCCTGCCGATCGACGACCCCTACGCCTTCGCGCGCGAGGTCGTCGGGCGCCTCGAGCTCTGGTCCGAGCCGCTGGCCGTCGCGACGCTGACGCTGAAGGCTTCGCTCTGGGACACCGTCGAGCTGGGCGCGCTCATCCGCGTGTCGGAATGGATGCTCCCCGACGGCTCGGGTGGCCGCGGGCTCGTCGCGAAGGCCGGTCTAGTCGTCGCGCGGACGCTCGACCTCGAGCGCGCGCAGATGCGCGTGGAGGCGCTGCTGTTCCCGCGGCAGTCGTACCCGTACGCGCCGTGCGGCAAGGCCGACTCGGTCGTGTCCTCGACGGTCCTGCAGCTCGCCAGCGGCTACGTGGCCAGCGTGTACACGTACTCTGGCGGGGTGGACGCGAGTACGTTCACCGCGGGCGACGTGGTCGACCTGATCGAGCGCGACACCACGACGCTATGGACCGAGCAGCTCACGGTGCAGTCGGTCGACGCCGCGACCAACCGGCTGACGTTCACCTCGGCTATGTCAGCCACGGCGCAATCGAAGATCGCTGCGGGCTGGGTCGACGTGCGCTTCGCGAACTACGCGGCGGTCACTGCCACCCAGAAAAGCGCGTGGATGTTCGTCGGCGACGACACGACGCTGGTGATCGACTCCACCGCAGACGCCGTGCGACCGATCGCGCCCTAGGAGACGAGATGCCCATCGGACAACGAGTCGTCACGCGCTACATCAAGCACCCGGCGGCGGCTAACGGCTACCTTGCCGACGGAGACCCGCTCGACTCCGGCAGCGCGCACATCGTCCACAGCAACCTCTCGCACCTGAGCGAGCGCAACGTCAGGCTGGTGGCGCACGCGCTCGGCCCCGGCGAGGTCGACTGGCAGGGCGCGTGGTCTGGCGTGATCGACGAGACGCAGATCGTCGGCGTTGTCGACGTGTACTCCCTGATCCCGTGGTACCGCGATCGCACCGCCAAACTCTTCGGGCCGCTCGCGCTGTCGATGGCGCGGGTGCAGACGGCGCCCGCGGGGTTGGTGCCTCGCAAGGTGCGCGTGGTCGTGCAGGGCACGAAGAGCACGCAGAGCGGCACCACGCTCTACGTGTACGCGGCGCTCACCGCGACGTGCGACACGCCGATCCGATCGCTGCGCTACGCCACGGCGACGGCGTCGAAGGCCGCTGGCGGCAGCGACACGCTCTGTGTGTTCGACCTCCTGCTGACGCCAGAACTGGTGCGCCCGACGCAGGAATGGCCCTGCCGCGAGGCGTCGTCGGGCCTCGGGGCGACCGCAGCGATCACTCCCGCGTGGGTGTGGGTCGGCTGGCGCTCGACCACGACGGCAGCGCCGAGCGGCGACCCCGACACGATCGAGTCCATCAGCGTTTTCGAGGTCTGGGAGTAGCCATGCCGACACCCGTCACACAGGCGCCGAGCGCGTTCAGTCTCGACGCCGTCCGCACCGGCGAGCCCGTCAGCGTCGGCACCGTCGCGCGCCTGGCGGAAGAGGTCGCGTTCCTCAACGGGCACAACCTCGTCAAGGCTGGCGAGGCCGACGCGCCGCTGCGTCAGACCGGCGCGGGCCGCGTATCGCTCGTCGGGCTGGCCTACACGCTGCGCGTACCGTACACGCGGTCGAGCGGCGCGCGGGTCATCCGCATCGCCGTCGAGATCCACGAGAGCAGCGAAATCCTCGACTCGCAGGCGATCACCGTGACGCTGCCGACGGGTGCGACGTGGCTCGATGCCGGTGGGCTCGATGGCACCGGCACGTTTTACAACCCTCCGGTCGGACGCACGACGCCGATGGAGATCGTTGGCTTCGCGGATGTGAGCGGTGTCACCGCGTCGATGACGCAGGAGATCGCCGTCGCGACCACGCCGACCTCGAAGGGGGCTGGCGTGCGGCGCGTGACGTTGCATGAGTGCCCGCTGTCGTCGCTCGCGGTGTCCGCGTCCGAGCCCGGCTGGGACGCAGCCGCGACTCGCTCGGGGCGTCCGGTGATCGACGGTGGCTCGGCGTCTCCGCGCGGGATGCAGCGGCTGTTCTACCTGCTCGATCAAGCGCGGTCGGCGTGGCGCCAGCACTGGTGTCTGTCGGGCGTCGAGAGCGCCAACGCGACCACGTCGAACACTCAGACGCCGCACTGGCACCGGCAGAGCGCGACCGAGGGCGAGATAGACTGGCTGCTCAACGCCCCCGTCAACGACCCCAACTGGTACCTGCAGGTTCGCGACCTCTACGCTGGCACCGCGAGCGCGTGGAAGCTCCGCGTGCGCTACCGCACGTCGAGCGCAGTCGACTGCGAGCTCAAGCTCTACCATCAGGGCGGGTCGCTCGGCTCCAACACGTTCACTGGCGTCGGCACCGAGGGCAGCACCGCGGTCACTCTGACCGCCACCTCGGGCGCGTGGGCGTGGACGACGGCTGTCTCGGTGTTGCTCCCGCGCGACGGAACGAACGGGCTGGTGCGGCTGCGCCTGACGGCGAAGGGGCCGGGGGCTGGCGAGCTCCTGTCCATCGCGTGCGTTGACCTGCGAGAGGACGAAGCGTAGCGTCGGCGGGTCGGCGCCCAGCGGCCCTTGGCTGTGCTCGCGGCGCCAGTAGCTGGAGTCAGCCAGTGGCAGAAAAATCACGTCCCGTAGTCCTCGCGACGACCGTCGCGCTCACCGGCTCGATCGCCGTCGTCGGCAACACCTTCGACACGCGCGACAACGAGTACATTTCGCTCGTCATCAACTGGGCGAAAAACGCCGCCGAGACGCTGCTCACCGTCGAGGTGCAGGGCACGCTCGACGGTACGACGTGGGTGTCGATCCCGGTGGTGATCGACGGCTCGGCGACGATCGCCTCAGGCGTGGCGACGGCGGCGCTCGGCGAGCTGCGCTACTCCCGCGACGTGACCGGCGCGTTCCACATTCCCCTCGAACTCAACGGCATCCGCACCCTGCGCGTGCGGGCGTTCTCGGCCTCTGGCGGCGCGCGCGGCACGCTCTCGATCACGGCGGTCGGCGCGTCGTGACCATCAACTCCTCGACGCCGGGCATCCTCGGCGGCGGTGGCGGCGGCGACGTGGCGAGCACGCGCACCATCACCGCGGGCACTGGCCTCACCGGCGGTGGCGACCTGAGCGCCGACCGCACGCTCGCGGTGAGCTTCGGCTCGACGGGCACGACCGCGTGTGTGGGCAACGACTCGCGGCTGTCGAACGCTCGCACGCCCACCGCGCACGCGGCCTCGCACGGCAGCGCGGGAGGCGACCCGATCACTATCGCCTCGACGCAGGTGACGGGCCTCGGCGGCGCCGCTCTGCTCAACGTCGGCACCTCGGCGGGCACGGTCGCTGCGGGTGACGACAGCCGCATCGTCAACGCAGTGCCGAACTCGCGGACCATCGCGGGGCTTGCGCTGTCCAACAACATCACCGCCTCGGCGCTCAACACGGCGCTCGGCACATCCTCCGGCCTCGGCGTGCGCACGCTCGCTCCCGACACGGGCTGGACGAACACCATCGGCACGAACCAGCCCGGCGGGACGGCGAGCGTCACGGTCGCGTCGGGCGTGCACACGTTCACCGGCCAAGGCGGCGGTTTCGCCATTGAGACTCGCCCAGCGATCTCGACTCCTGAGTGCCCTGCGGTCGAGTGGATGGGCCGGTTCACCGTCATCACTGGCAACCCGACGAACGCGTGGTACACGTCGCTATCGCTCACCAGCGCGACGGATTCGGCCGGATACATGGCGCAAGTTCTGACCGATCAGACCGTCCACCTCTACACGCGCGCAGAGGGCGGCTCGTGGACACTGGTCAGTGTCGGCCTTGGCTTGATTCCGCTGGTGTCCGGCGTGTGGATTCGGCTCGTCGTGACGCCCACCTACGCAGCGGCCTACTGGGGCGCATCGGGATCGAGCACTCCCCCGTCGATCTGGACCCTGTCGTCCTCTGTCGCGACAACGGTCGCGATGCTGGCGGGGCGGAGTCTGACGCATTTCGGCGTGCGTCAGGGCCGCTCAGGAGCTGGGGCGGCGGTGACGACCGAGTGGACTGACCTGCAATACCGCATTCTGGGGGTGTCGCCGTGATCACCATCGGCTCACAGGTCCGCTACTACTCGCTCGCAGCGCCGAGCATCCCGCGCGTGGCGATCGTCACCGAAACGCGCGCAGAAAACCCCGACCTCCCCGACGACGACACCGTCGCGCTCTGCGTCCTCAACCCGAGCGACGTGACGATCGTCTCGCGCGCCGAGCGGAGCGACGTGCCTGCGCCGGGATGCTGGGTGATGCCATGAGCATCAACACTTCAAGCCCCGGCATCCTCGGCGGCGGCGGTGCGCCCACTGGCGATCAGGTGTGGGAGGGCCTCGGCGACGCGCTCGCTGCCGACCCGACTCGCATCACCGAGCTCAACAGCGCGCTCGCGCTTACGCTCACCGAGCAGACCACGCTCTCCGCGTGGACCGCGGGCACCGCTACCGGCGGCGCGTCCGTCTCGCAGGGATCCAGCCCCTCGCGGCTCGCGTTCGCCGTGCCCGCGAGCGCCGCGGGGGCGCAGTCGGTGACGCGCACGAACCTCCTGCCGGGGCCGTCCGCATGGGACGTGGCGGTGCGAGTGCAGGTGCTCACCGGCGACGGCAGCGCGTCGACGCGTGTGCGCCTCGTCGCGGGGGTGTCCGCGTCAGACAACGTCACCCTCGAAATCGACACGGACGGCAACGCGATCAGCTACCGGGTCGTGAGTTCATCCGCGACGGACATCAGCACGACCACGGGGCCTACCTCGGGGCAGCGCACCGGCGGGCAACTGTGGCTGCGCATCCGTGGCGGCGACGCTGGCTACCGCACGCTCTGGGGCGTCGGGAGCGCGGGCGCTCTGCCGACCTCGTGGACGGTGGCGCAGTCGCGGTCGAGCGACGCCGCGGCGGCGGTGACTTGGGGCGTCCACTGCCAGGTGCTCGTCGGCACGCTCGACACCTCCGTTTCGAGCGGGCTCACGGTCGACGTGCTCGACGTGCAGGCTGCGAGGTCGCTGTGAGGCTCCTCGTCATCGAAGACCAGCCCGCGCTGCTGACCATGGTGGCGTCGCTGCTGCGCGAGGCGGGCCACGACGTGCGCGAGGCATCGACCGTCGCTGCGGCGCTCTCCGCGCTCGACGAGTCGCTCCCCGAGGCCGTGGTGCTCGACCTCGTCCTCGACGCGCCGTCGGCGGCTCTGCGCGAGCGCCTGCGCGCGGCGAAG